TCCTCCCCGTCCCACCCGCATACCGCCTCACCGCCGACGACGCCACCCCCGAAGCAAGCTTCACATTGCTCTCACAACACAACGAACGCCTCGGGATCCTGTCCACCGAAGCTGACATTCTCGACATGGCCGCAGGCACATACGGCCGTGACGGCAAAGTCAACGTATCGATTTACCTGAAAGCCTGGTCAGGCGACCCAGCACAACGAGACCGCAAAGGATCCGGCAACCAACCCGCCGAAACACTCAAACTCGCATCACCACTCCTCACCTGTTCAATCACCATCCAACCGGCACTCCTCGACGACTACCGCACCAGCAACCCACTCCTACGATCCCGAGGATTCTTTGCACGCTTCATGTGGTCCGTCCCAACAGCAACCGTCGGAGCCCGGGATCGGACCCTCGCGTTCGTCAACGGCCCCGACACCCGTAGCACGTACACCGAAGCGCTCCAGGCCCTCGCTGAACGATGGGCGCAATACGCCAACCCAGCGCTACTCCACTGCTCCCCTGAAGCGATCCAGACGTTCTCCGCGTGGATTAGCGGCATGGAACCCGAGCTCGGGGAAATCGGATGCCTCAAAACAATCAGGGACGCATCATCCAAGATCCAATCATCAGTGCTGCGCACCGCAGCACTCCTCCACCTCGCCAACGGCCACCCGCACGACACACCAATTGACGAACTCACGATGGGCAAAGCGATCGAGGTTGGGAACTACTGGATCGAGCATGCGCTTTACGTCGAAGGTGGCCACGAATCGGGCGACCCGGTTGTTGAGCGGCAAGCCGCCGCGATCCTCGCGTGGATCCGCAGCAAACGCGCCGAGACCATCACTCCACGAGATGTCGCCGTAAATCGCAGGCATGAATATCCGACGACTGCAGACACGATCCCGCCACTCAAGCTTCTGGCGGAGCGCGGTTGGCTGCGCTTGGAGGTCGGGCAATGGTCGCAGGTTGGGCAGCGCGGGAAACGCGTTCTCGCGCGAACTCACCCAAGTCTCACCGCATTGAGTGGCGACGATGTGTAATCGGCCCACGGAGCGCTCAGAGTACGCGTGGGTCGCGTTGTGTGCCTTAGAGGATGTATTCACTTCTCTCTCTCTATATATCCCATACATGTATCCCACCCCGGCACACAACGCGTACCACGCGTTATTACCCACCACAAACAAAAGGCACTGTGCTGGTTTTTCCCTCATTCATCATGCACGGTGTGGAGGATGTGGAAGAAGGCAAAAGATTCAGCGTAGTGTGCTGGATGGTTGGCAAATTTTTTAGGTAACACAATGAATTCACCTATTCTGTCAGTTCGCAACATTACAGATGAAGAACTTAAATCCATGTTGCGCGAGGCGGCAGAGTGGGGCGCAAAACGCGCATTGGCTGACATAGGTTTGCACGATGACGATGCTGGTGACGATGTTAAGGAATTGCGCGGCTTGTTGGAAAGCTGGCGGCAAGCAAAAAATACTGCATTCAAAACCGCTGTTAGTTGGCTGACTACTGGCTTGCTTATCTTAATTATTGGCGGTGTCTATTACTATGTAGGCAAAAACAAGGGGTAAAAAATTGACCCTATCACCATCTTACTTGCGGCAAATAGTTGCGTGGCGGCTATTAGGCAAGGCGCAGAATTTTATAAACAGGCTCGCGAGTCCTTTCTTGAAATCAAGGACACGGCTGATGAGGTCGTTGGCATATATAGGGAAGTTACTGGATTTTGGAGTAACTTTAGTAACTTCTTCAAATCCAAGCCAACCACGCCCAAGCCTGTGGCGCAAAAGAAAAAAGAAAAATTCAAAGCCTACGATGAGACACAAGCTACCGCAGACATTGTTAAGCACTTAACAAAATTCTGGACATTACAGGATGAATTAAATGAGTTTTTGAGGGCTGAAGAATTAAAGGCGCAAACCTATAACCCTGATGCAACCAATGCAGAAATGATGGCAAGCGCAATGAATATCATTTTGTGCAAACAGCAGATGGAAAAACTCAGCGTAGAGATTCGGGAAATCATGGTCTATGAAACGCCCGGTCTAGCGGACATATATACCCAGACTTACGCCATGCGCGGGGTCATACAAGAAGAACAAGAAAAAGCTAGACTTGCCAAAGAAGCAAAGGAAAGGCAAATGCAATGGCAACAGCGGGAAAAGGAAAGAAACTTCCAAGCAAAATTAGCGGCTCTGGTGGTGACTTCTTTATTCCTCCTTTACCTGTGGCTGTGGTTAAGCCTGTTAAGTCGCTGGAGACAGACATAGTGGGCTGGATAGCCGCCACAATTCTTATAGGGTTGCTACTCCCATTGCTTGGATTTTTGTATGTTGATATATTAACTACCAAGCGTGATGTGGAAATCGAACTTGTTAAAGTTCAACAGTTAAGGCGGCAAATTGAAATGGAAAAAAAGGAAAAAGAATGAGCAAACAATTAGAAAAAGATTCAACCTATAACCAGTTTGATGCTGACCATGATGGCGTAGTAACTGATGCCGAACTTGCGCGTTCTGAACGAATGATTACCATTGAGAACATGGACAAGATGGCAGACCAGCAACGCATCATGGCATGGGCGGCACTGGTTGCGCCACCTGTATTAATTGCATATTTGGCATCAGAACTGGTTGCATTGGATAAGGTCAATGCGCTGAATGGGTTGGTCACAACTTACTGCGCGGCAATGGGTACGATTGTGGTGGCTTTCATGGCGGCACAGGCGTATGTCAGAGGCAAAGCTGAAGGATGAGTATCTTTAACCCTTATGTGATGCTTGGTGCGCTATTGGCTGTGCTTACCGCATTTGCCACTGGCTACATGAAAGGCGAATCCGATGAATTTGAACGACAGCAAACTGAGATTGCCAGGCTGAACGCCAAGGCAAGAGAAACAGAACAACGCATGGCGACAGTCGCACAGACTTACGCACAAACATTAAGGAAAGCAAACGATGTTGCAAAGATTAAAGAAATTAAGTTGCGTAACGATATTGCTACTGGCGAACGCAAGTTGTTCATTCCTGTTTCCACGCCCAATTGCCCCATACCAACCACCGCAGATGCCACCACTGCCAGCGGAAATACAGAAACAAGAACCGAGCTTGACCGAGGAATTGCTCAGGCTCTTGTCACCCTCACCAGCCGAGGCGACCAAGCCATCAGGCAATTAAACACTTGTATTGACCAGTACGAAACCATGAGGAATGCAAAATGAAATTAAGCCCATCTTTTACCCTTGATGAATTGACGCATACTGATTTGCGGCAATATGACAATACACCAAGTGATGGTGAATTGGAAAACCTTGTCCGCTTGGCTGAGTTTTTAGAGCAAGTGAAAGTGGTTTTGGGTGGAAAACCTATTATTGTGAATAGTGCATTTAGGTCAAAAGCCGTAAATGATGCAGTGGGTTCAAAAGATTCCAGTCAGCATCGCAAGGGCTGTGCGGCTGATATTCGTGTGCCGGGTCTTACGCCCGACCAAGTAGTTAAGGCAATTATTGAATCAGGCTTGCCCTATGACCAAGTGATTCGTGAGTTTGACCGCTGGACTCATGTGAGCATTCCAAACACAGCTATTGCCGAACCGCGCGGCATGGCACTGATTATTGACAAAGGCGGTGCAAGGGCTTACGCTTAATCTGCAAACAGATACAGCAATAAGACAATGCCGCCAATGCCAATGACTGCGCCAACAAACATGACTGCAATGGTTATTAACACTTCAGCCATTTTTTTTAGATAACGCTTTGCAATAAAAGAACACCTGATTCTTTTCGTTGATGTCGCCCTTGTCTTGCTTGCGCTTGGCAAATTCTTCGCCTTGCTTAAAGCGTTTCATCTTGCTGTCGGTTAACCAAACTGATGGTTTTCCTTTGTAATTAAATGCGTTCATGTGTTCTCCTCGGCATAGCCGTTCTTTTGCTCTTTATAAGCCTCATGCGCTTCTTGTGCCGTATCAAAAAGTCCAAGATATTTGATTGTTCCATTACGTGTAATTTGTGCTCTCCATTTATTTCGATAGGGTGATGCGCCCATCAAACCAGATTTACTATCAATTCTTGCTTTATGACGATTGCATTGGTTTGTTTTGTTGTCTACATCTCTTAAATTTGTCAACGCATTATTGGATGTGTTGCCATCAATATGGTCAATCATTTGACTAGGCCATGAGCCATACGCCAAAAACCAAGCCAATCGATGTGCTTTATATGGTTTACTTTTAAACAACACAATGATGTAACCAAGATGATTTGGTGTGCCTGCTTGTTTGTTCTTAACAGATTTATGAGCTTTATCAGTCCAAAATAATAAACCAGTTAGAGGCTCATAACGCAACACTTCTGCAAGTTGTAATTCAATATCCATTTTTACTCCTGAGTTCGGCTTCAATGGCTTTTGCCCATGTTTTATGGTCTAAGCAAACGGCATCTTTCCATTCATTCCATAGTTTGCTGATTTCCTCATCCGTCAGCCCTACCCATGTGCGCTGTGGTGGGTGGGTGTAGAGTGGCGCACCGTCACCGTCTTCACTGTAAAGGTACTGGTTATCACCGTCAGGACTCCAAACTCTCCACGCCACAGGCTCTTGCTCTGGCTGTGCCATAGGCAAACCTCCAGCCCTGTGTGCTGTATCTTCTGGTGACCACTGCTCACTGCGGCGCATACGGAACACCGCTTGCAGGTTGGGGTCTTCCACGGGTTCGCAGTCTTCACGCTCAGTCTCTGACTTGTAACGCACCACACCGAACTCGGCTTCATGTACCAATCCGCAATCGCAACACTTCATCAAATAGCCCTTTGCGTCAGGGCATACCCACTCAGACCAGTCTTCGGCGCTCTCAACCTCATGCTTAATGAACTCAGGCTCTTGCTCTGGCGGGTTTGGTGCTTCATCCCAAGCCGCCATGTAAACAGATGCCGCATGACCAGCATACAAACGCTCGTCATATCCTATTGTTGAGCACTCATCCATTGCTTCAAGCATTTCGCGTGTTGCTTCTCTTGGCAAAAGTTTCCAGTCTGCAAGTTTTTGTGCCGCAGGCAAATGCTCAAGATGGTTCTGCACCTTCCAGTTCATCGCATCGGCATAGCCTTTGGCGTATTGGTCTGGCTGTGCCAAGGCTTCTTTGATGGCTTTGACAGCATCATTAGCTTTGTAAACCGCGTCTGCCTCTTGTTGGCTGTTTACATAGATGGCATCGGTAATCGTAATCAACGCCTCAAGCGCCAGCTTCAATGCTTCAGTAGAGTTAACCATTACGAGGTTGTCCTCGATATGGTCTGCCAAGGCTTTTTTGGTAAACAATGGAATGCGGTCTATATTCGCAACAGTCGGGGTATGCCAAAAGATGTTCTTCGCAAATTCCAGTGTGCGCTTCTCGACATTGATGTATGCAATTGGTTTCATGCTTTACCTCTGGCTCTGATTTGGGTAGCCGTAGCTCTCAAAATACTTTCTGTAAATGAGTCTGATTCTTGGGCAATTTCTTCACACACCTTTGCACAGGCTTCTCTTTCCTTGGCGGCTACAAGTTTGGCAAAGGCTTCAAGGTCGTCAAACCCAGATTGATTTCCGTCTGTTATCAAACCAACCTGTTTAGCCATCTCAATGATTTCATCTTGTGTCATTTCTTAAGACTCCGAATATAAATAGCCATGCTGGAAAGCGTATCTTTGCCAAACGCCTTAACAAATTCATTTTCAACTTTATAAGCCGCCATTTCTAGTGCGCTATTCCAAGCCGCAACATAGAGTTCTTTTTCTTGCGTAGTTGTTTGAACTGTTGGTCGATTAAATTCACTCATAGCAATCCCCATCCAAAAAGAAAAAAGAAACTATAAACCTTGCAAATGATGCCAACCACAATTGCCCAAAACAAACTAATCAATATTGTTAATGCGTGTCTCATTTGAAATGTTTATCCCGTGCGGGTTTGAATGCTTGCCTAAATTCAAAGAAATTGGCATGAACAGGATTCATCAGTGCAAACAATCTTCCTAAATATGGAATGATGTTGTTATTGATTTTCCAGCCATTGTCTGGCTTTTCTGCAAGGGCTGAATGGTGGCGCAAGACTTCCACAATAACCCGAGCAGAATAGTGTTTAAAGCCTTTTCTAAGCACTTTTAATGCTTCGGCTTCAAATGCTATCCAAATGTGATGATTTTCTGGAAGCCACTCAAGAAATTCGGCACTAAACTGATCCTTGTTTGCAAATGCAATATCTTCTGTTGACGCATGAAATAAATCGAAGTTTGACATTTTTTACTCCAATACTTTATAGCCACGACCATTGAGGCAAGTTTTAACAATTGCTTGTCTGCGTTGATAAGCTGACCATGCGCCTGATCCACTGCCCACAATTGCTCCACTTGCCAACCCAGCACCAGCGGCAGATTTAACGGACACGCCAGTTTTGCTGGCAATCCATGCACTTAGCAATGCAGATGCCGCGCCTTGTATAGCGGCAGACTTAGCCATTTCAGTGGGATATTCAACATCTTGGGATATGCGTTCGCATTCCATTGTGTCGATATAGATGTTGCCGGGCGTGGTGCTGGCTTTCGGGTCAATCAATATTTTGTTTGCACATCCAACCAACAACAAAAGCAAAAAATATTTCATGTCATATCCTCATTTCACGTTTTTGATTACGAGTTAAGCCAAGATGAAAAACACTTGCCACTTTTTTGTTTACTCTTTCCCTATATCTTTTTGAATTAGCGGCATTGTTAGCTTTTGGTTTTTTCGCATCAGGCAAATCACCCAAGGCATAAACAGATCGGGGATACCTCCGCTGGCTTTCATGTTCATTGATGTATCTAACTTTATAAATTCGTTTAGGTAATTGTGGTGATGCTTTATTCATGCGAGCAAGTACAGCCCCGCCATTTCTGCGAGTTAAATCCAATTCAGCACAAATTTCAGCAGAAGTTAATTCACCGTGCTGACGCAAAAGACGTTCAATCTTGGCGACCAAGACACCATAAGCTAGTTTCATATCTTGGACTCCAGAATACGGCGCAAGTCCTTTTCTTTGACTCCCACTTCAGCTAAAAACTTAATTACTTCAGTTTCAAGTTCGGCAATGTATTTGTCATCGCGCTCAACCGTCTGAATAAACAATTGCAATCCTGCGGGACACCGTGGATCGAATGACACATAGTCCACCCATTTCCTGCCCGTGACCGCCATCTGCCACATCATTTGATCTTTGTAGACTTTGGCAATAGATTGACCCAAAAACATATTTAGGTGGTTTTTTGTCATAGGGCACTTGACTTCGATCATTCCATCGTCACCCACAAGGCCATCAGGGCTTGCTGAAGACATTGCAATGCGGGGATGGTCAATAGACCCCACCTGTTCCACCAAAACGCCCATATGGGCTTCGTAGGCGGCTCTGGCGTATTCTTCCTGCTCAACGCCCCACTGCATTTCTTTGGAGCTAAAACTAACCGTATTAACGCCTGTCAGACGCTCTACCACCAGTTGAAACATATAGTCTTCGCGGGATGCGGCATAACCTGTCTTTGTTTTGGCAACAATGTCAGAAATGCGTGAACCTGTAGCCTTACCTAATCGGGCGGCAAACCATTCAGTTGTTTGCTGTTTCATGTTGATACTCCCAATTTGACTTTCATGTCATCCTTGGCTTTGATCAAACGGTTTTGTGCGTTTTTATCGTTTCCTGCGGCTTTGTAAGCATCGGTGTATACCTTGGTCAACTCAGCAATAGTGGTGGCATCAAAAATTGCTGTCAAATGGTCAGTCAAAATACTGGTGGGCATACCGCGATTAACTTCAAAACTGTCCGCATCCGAATCAGGCTCACCCTCAATTGGAATGGCAAATGATTGGAAGCAAGCGTATTTGTATGCGCTAGACATGGCCTTGTTGGTAGCCTTGTCGCCTGAATCCATTGCTTCGCCAAAGGTTTTGACCGTGTGTTTTGACCCATCTTCCACGGCAACAAAATCAAATTCAGCTTCAACAGTCACATAAAACAGAGCATTTCCACTTTTGGATACTCGCTCTTCACAAATGCGTGAAAGCATTCTTGGCAAAATACACAAGCCATGATCAGCTAATAGAGGCGCAATTGCGTTATAAACGTCATCAATGCCTCTAAATTTAAATCCTGCCCCTTGGGTATTGATACGAGATTTAGCTATGCCTGTTATAGCTAATTTGTTTTGAACAGCATTAATTGCTTGATAAACTTTCATTGATTTCTTTCAGAGTTGTAATGTGTTGTTGTTTGATTTGAATGATCTCATTGCACAAGATCATTATTTGACCCTCAAGTAAACCCACATGAAATGCAAGTCTGTATCGAGGTTCATCATCATGTTCAGCCGCCAATTGCTTTAACTTGCTGATAATTTCATCGGCGTTCATTTAAGGCCCATCAATGATTTGACCAGCACCAACAAAACAATGATGTATGCAAAAAAAGGCACATTCGATTTTGGTTTGTCACCAAGCAAAATGCCTTGCCAAAACTCATCATCGCGGCTCATCCGAACTTGTTGGCGGGGTGTGTAGTACGCACCAATTTTTAGACCAGTGCGAGTTGTGTAGGGCAAACTAGTCAAGCTGGCTCTCCCATCTTGCAATATCAGATTCTTTTCTTTGGTCATCAACCCAGCGTTGGAAACGATATGCAACTTCGGTTTCAATTTGCGCGGTGTCTTTTTCACTGAGGTCATCGCGGATTTCCTTTCTAAATTCGTTGTACACGGCTATTTC